TGTCATTGTCGTTGGCACCGGCCAATGCTCCGCCAGCGTCCACGCCTATAGCCACGTTACGCAATGCGGCAACACTAACATCCAGGGCTCGCGCCCCGACCGCCACATTGCCGTTTGCCGTGCTGGCGCTCAACGCCCCCTTGCCGATAGCAGTAGCATCAATAGAGGTAACTGCCGCATCCAAGGCAAGTGACCCGACCGCGGTATTGCTACCAGAAGCTGATCCATTAGCTAACAAACCAGCATTATGACCGACGAAAGTGTTGTCGTTATCATTCGCCCCCGCAAGTGCCCCGCCCGCATCAACACCGATAGCAACGTTGCGTAATGCGGCAATGCTGGCGTCTAACGCCCTTGCCCCAACAGCGACGTTACCGTCAGCGGTGCTCGCACTGAGGGCGCTGATACCCACTGCTGTCGCATCAATCGAAGTCACTGCGGCATCGAGAGCCAGAGAACCGACTACAGTGTTTCCACCACTGGCCGATCCGTTCGACAAAAGCCCCGCGTTGTGGCCAATGAATACATTATCGTTATCATTGGCGCCAGCAGCCGCACCGCCAGCATCAACTCCAACCGCCACATTACGAACACCAGCTACGTTGGCATCCAAAGCGCGTGCGCCCACAGCGGTATTACCACTTGCCGTACTTGCCGCTAGAGCGTCTTTCCCGACCGCAGTAGCGTCAATACCGGTTACATCCGCACCAAGAGCATTGAAGCCGATGGCTGTACAACTGACCGCAGTAGTTGCCGCATTGAACGCGGTCGAACCAACCGCCACATTTCCGCCCGAGGCGGATCCGTTGGCAAGCAGTCCGGCATTGTGACCGATGAACGTATTATCGTTATCGTTCGCACCGGCACTGGCTCCACCAGCGTCAAGGCCAACCGCAACGTTCCGTACTCCAGCCACATTCGCGTCCAGTGCCCCGGCTCCAACGGCCGTGTTTCCGGCCGCGGTACTGGCAGCCAACGCGTCCTTACCGACCGCCGTTGCGCCGTCCCCCGTGACATCTGCCCCGAGGGCATTAAACCCAATCGCGGTGCAGTTGATCGCGGTTGTCGCTGCGTTGAAGGCAGCAGATCCAACCACTGCGTTGCCACCGGAAGCCGAGCCGTTCGCCAGTAAACCAGCGTTATGCCCGACAAATACGTTGTCATTGTCGTTAGCGCCAGCGGCAGCTCCACCGGCATCTGTGCCGACAGCCACGTTCCTGACACCCGCGACGTTCGCATCAAGGGATCGCGCACCAACAGCAACGTTGCCAGCAGCAGTGCTTGCCGCCAGGGCATCCTTACCAACAGCGGTGTTATCTGCGCCTGTGACATCCGCACCGAGGGCATTGAAACCAACGGCGGTGTTGTCGATAGCCGTGGTCGCCGCATTAAAGGCCGTCGAGCCTACTATCGTGTTGCCACCTGATGCTGATCCATTAGCCAAGAGGCCAGCGTTGTGCCCCAGGAAGGTGTTGTCGTTGTCGGTTGACGCGGCTTGCGCGCCACCTGCATCCGCGCCTACTGCGACATTTCTGACACCTGCCACATTGGCATCCAGGGCGCCAGCACCGATTGCCGTATTACCAGCGGCCGTGTTCGCTCCTAGAGCAGCTTTACCAACTGCGGTATTGGTACCAGCAGTCGTAATGGCATCACCAGCCCCAGAGCCTATCAGGGTATTACTGTCGCCAGTGGTGATTGCTGTACCCGCCCCGGAGCCAACCGCCGTGTTATCGGTGGCCGAGCCCGCGGTCATGGAGTTAAGGGCAGTCAACCCAACAGCGGTGTTGTTGTCAGCGTCTGTCGCGAATTCAAGGGCCGCCAAATCTGCGAGTGAGAGATTGGTTGCAACCCCAGTAGAACTGACCACGGTAAGATTGGCGTTCTTCTCGAAACGCAGGTTGTCAGTTATCTGTAGCCTGCCTATTTTATCGCGTAATTTACTCATGTTAGTATTCCTCTATGATTTATTAAGTCAGAGGGCACCTTACGGCGCCCTCATCCTTTATTTGCTTGTGGAACCTACTGGTTAGGTAGTCGGTGGTCGCGGTGGCAGGGTACCGACGTTGGTAATCACCACCGTCATGCCCGTGGCATTCCAGTTGCTGGTACCGAACGTGAAGGTACTGCCTGTCGATCCGTTCTTCAGGGTCTGGTAGGCGAACGGTGCCCACGTCTCCAGATCCACATCCGGGAACATCAACGCCGAGACCGGCTCATTGGCAGAATCCAGGGCCACTACATCACCTTGGAAAACGCCCACCGTCCCGTCAGCTTTCAACGCCCACACCATGCAACAGCCTTCAGAGGCCGCCAGCGTCTCGAACGCCGCGGCATCACCGTCGGTAGTTGGGGTAGCGCCGTCGGCCACGGTCGCCTTGGAGTACTGCTTGCCGTTGATGGTAAAAGCGACCGCGACGGTCGTGTCATAGACCGTCTCGGCACCCGTGGCGGTCAGGAGACCGGAAGTACTGCAGCGAGTATCAATTTCTTTCAACATGGCATCTCTCCTATGAATCCAGTTCGGTGGCGCCGGATTCGACGACTGCCATCCATCCGTCGTTCTGGATGAACATGGCAGACCAGAAAATCGCTCCGACATAGCCGCGCTGTTTCAGCGGATCGGACTTGTCTTCGCGATTGCGCTGGATGTGGATCGGCTCGAAGGAGTTTTCACCACGTAGCGCGACATCACCCCAGGCCTCATCGGCCACCACCACCATCGGGTATACGTCGATGTTGCTGTTGCCGGTAGACTTCAAGCCTGTGACACCCACCGCGGCCCCGGAGTCGATGATCGAACCCAAGTCAGGGGAGACGATGAAACGGAACTCATCCACTGAACCCAGTTCCTGCGGATGCACCTGGCGACCTGACGCGTACTCGATACACGGGGTAAAGTTCGGCAGTTCCCGAATGTCGTGCATCATGTCGGTGTGGCAAAAGACCAGGAAACCGGCCTCGATGGGATGGGTGTCGTACAGTGGGGAAGCCTTTAGCACAGTCGTGATGTGCATACCATGATTGCCGGATATATTCCGGGTCACATTGCGCAACACGTTCAGGCTGATCGCCTCATCCACTGTGGCCCGGGTGGTACCACCGCAATAATACTTATGCGTGGTGCCCTTCAGGGCGCCGTAGCGGATCATCTCGCGCACCAGGCCCATACGCTGGCCAGTGTGTTTGATTTGCGCGGCCGGCAGATCGTCCTCGTGGAAGATCTTGGCTTTGTCGGTGTAGACGTACAGGCAGGAGTACTGCGACATCTGTACGGTGATATCCACCCGCGAGAGGGTATCCGCATCCGGCGTGACGCCTTCCACTGTCTGGTGGGCAGCAGCCGTTACGGTCCAGCGGTTCTGGGTGGTGTAGTTGGTGGTCGCGCCACCGTGGGGGATGTAGCGCCCGAAGACAATAGTATCGGACATGTTTCGCTCCATCTTGTGTTGGACACCGGTGATGCCCAGCACCTCGACGGGTACCGAGTGTTTCAGAATTTTACCTTTCTGATTACCACTGCGGATCGCAATTGAGGAATAGGTTTGCGTATCCATTAGGAACTCCTGTGTGCTGTCTCACGACAGTACGGTTAGTGCGAAGCTTAGGAGTAAAAAGCCGCCTCCATGGCTTCGCGTTCAGTTTGTGGTTTCGGCTTTGCCGGGGGTCGGTTGCCTTTGGTCGGCTCGACATCCCGTTGTAACCGCTTGTCTGGAGTTTTGTCTCGGGGCTCTTCTGCCGCACGATTCTTGAATTTATCCAGCAACGCGATGGAATCCTCCACCTTGTCACTGTAGTAAGCAGCGCCGGTGTTCGCCCACCACAGCGGATGGGAGCGGATCTGCTCATTCAACCGGGCCTGCCATTGATTCTGGTAGGCGTTGGCGGTTGCTACATCCCCTTTTTTGGTGGCCTCGTCCATCAATTTTCCGATGGATTCGAGACCGTTTCTTTCCT